GGCGCGTCTCTGAGTAGCCGCCCGCCGAGAAGCTCTGGATCGCGTCGTCGTTGATCGTCTCGACGTAGTCGGGCTGCTCCTGAAAGCAGATCTGCTCGACCCGGAGCTGGATCGCCTCCTGCGCCGTGGTCATCAGCGGGTCGGGCATCGTGTCGTCGATCGTCCGGCCCGTGATGGCCGTCAGGTAATCGCATGAACGGTCCAGGCGGACTTGCAGGTCGTCGTCGGTGTAGGGAGCATCGAGGCTGGAGAAGTCGACGCGACTCCAGCCTCTCAGCTCGGCGACCGACGGACGCTGCATCCCGGCCTCAGGACTTGGTTGCCGCCGCGGACCTGCGGCCGGTGTGGTGCTCCTCCTTGGCCTCCGTTGCCGTCTCGGCCTCGGCCTCCGCTTCGGGCTCGGGCTCGGGGGGCATGGCACGCTCGGCCTGCTTCTCCTTGCCCTCGGCCGTAAACGCTTGCTTGCTGACGACTCCGTCCTCGTCCTCGGAGACGACGACCACGAACGGCCCGCGTACCGCAAAGCCGAGCACGACCGCGTCGTCGCCGACGAGCTTCTGCGCACCGTCCTCGCCCAGCTCGTCTGTGGCCTCCTGGTTGACCGGCCGAAGGTTCGCCACCCTCAGCTCCCTGGTCATGCGCGCAGCGTTCTCCGCGATCATCTCTTCGGCGTTCAGCGGCACGTTGACCTTCGCGCTCAGCTCGGCCGCCGCTGCCTCAGCATCGTTACCCCTGGGCACTTGAACCTCTCCTTCGGTAGTCCTGATCGGTCACACGCCAGAGGCTACCCGCGAGTTTCGCGGAGGTCACAAACGACCGGCGGCGGCCGAAGCCGCCGCCGCATTCTCCCGAGGCAGGAGAAGCTCTAGGGCACCTGTGCCCAGAAGGCACCTCGGGGATCGACCGGTGCGACTCCGAAGTCGCTGCGGACCTTAAAGTCCACGGCGTCCAGCTCGAAGTTGTAGGGGTCGGTGCCCGCACCCAGCGCCATGCGCACCATCGGATCCTTGAGCATGACCTGTGGCTCTGACTGGCCGTTGAGGAACCCGACAGCGAACGCCGGGACGTCGCCTGGGTCGGCGAACAGGCGCCAGTCATTGACATCTGAGAACCACGGATCGCGGATCACGCCGTCGGCAGGCAGGATCCCGGCCAGCGGGTTGACCGTGCCCTTGTCCATGACGGCCGCACCGACACCGGGAGCGCCCGTCCAGTTGACGGTGGTCCCGGTCTGGGTCGAGTTGAGGATCCGCTGGGCGATCATCTGCATCCGCGCGTTCTTGACCGTGAGCAGACGGGGCGTGATCACGATCCGCCGACCGTCGTCGTCGAGCTGGTCCTCCATCCCGCCGATCGCGTCCGTCAGCGAGTCCTCGGCGAGCGCCACCGTCCCCAGGTTGCCGCGTGCGGCTGAGTAGAACGAAGCGCCGTCGCCTGCGTTCGGGTTGCTCTCGATCATCGCGATCACGGCCTGCAGGATGAACACGCCTGCCGCATAGCCCATGTCCGCCGGGTTGCGGTTCAGCAGCTCGTTGGAGTCGTCGTCGATGATCGCGTGGCGCGTGATCGAGTAGACGCCGCCGTAAGTGTCGACCGACAGCGAAGCCGGGGCGCGCTGCGAGCGAGCCAGCCCTGGGTAGTGACCGTGGTCCCCGACGTACCCGATCCCGAGCAGCCCGTTCAGACCGCGCAGACGCCGCTCGCGGAAGTCCGGCGCGGACTCCTGGCGGGTGTAGCGCTCGTACTGGGACTGCGCGCGGCTGTAGCCGGTCCACATGGACTGGCGCACCGGCCCGAACAGGAACGTGGCGAAGTCGGCCCGTGAGTCGGCCTCCTCCAGCGCCCTCTCGTCGCGCCACTCCTTGTAGGCCTCAAGCAGCCGAATCGGCTTGCCGAAAGCCCCGTATGGATTGCCGTTCATCTGCTTGCTCCTTGTTGGTGTTCACTCCCCCACAAGGCGCATCGCGCCGATGATGATGCCCGAAGGCCGACCCGCTCCGAGTTGGGGCGCTCGCGCGGGAACGAAGTCGAGTGCCCGGCTAGACGAATGAGTCCTTTGCGTCGAGGTCGATGCGGACCCTGCCTGTCGGCACGCCACGTGATCCGGCCACCTCTACGATCCGGCCGAACTTGGGGCTGCCGGTCGCCAGCACCAGATTGTTGGTCGCGTTGATGTAGACCGGGGTGCCCTTGGCGGCGGCCGCGATACCAGCGTCGGCATTCGACACCTGGACGATGCCCTTGGTGACCAAGAAGAACGCCTCATTGGGGTCGATCGTCGCCTGGGTGGCGACGCCGTCACTCCACGGCCGCGCCTTCTGCTTGACTGCGACGCCGACGAAGCCGCTCGAATGACTGCACACCTGACCGTGCGTGAGCGCGGTGCCGCCGTTCGTGACGTAAACGCCGGGTCCAGGTCGGTTGTACGGCATCTGGTTACTCCTTTCTGCCTAGCCTGGGCCTCAGTCGTCCCACGCCGTCGAGGGGTCGACTCCTGCTTCCTGGAGCACGGCGCCGTAGAGAGTGCCCTCGCCCTTCTTGGGCTCGTCCTCCCCCTCGCCGCGCTTGGCCGGGGTGCCAGGGCCTTGGCCCCGCACCGCCGTGGGATTGGCTGCCGCCAGCAGCTCGCGCTGATCGGCGATCGCAGCCGCAACCGACTCCTGGAGCTTGTCGGCCGCCTTCTTGGTGACCTTGCCGTCATCGTCGACATCGTCAACGACGTCCAAGCTCTTGGTCGGGCCTTCGTCGCCCAGATCGAACTGGGCCTTGGCCCGGCTCGCGAACGCTTCGGGCAGCTTGGCCTCCTGGATCTGCCGATGGGCCGCGTCACGCAGATCGCGCAGCTCAAGCTGGCGGTCCGCGTCGGCGCGAGCCTCGGCGCGGATCAGCTCGCGCTCATCCGCAACGGCCGCCTCGACCAGCGTCTTGACACGCTCGTCGATGTAGCCGTCGAGCGACGTCCGGAAGCCCTCGTCCTGAAGAGCTTCCTGGAGCGCCTCTGGGGTGATCGCACCCATGTCTGTCTCCTCTGTGGTGGGGGCTTCCGTTTCTTGCATGGCCACCGCCTTCTTGGCCATCGCCTCGGCCTGAGCACGGGTCAGCTTGGGGTTGCGCTTCATCATGCGCTGGATCATTTCCTCAAGCTCGTCAGCGCCCTGATCAGCCTGATCCTCCGCGTCACCATCGCCCTGCTCGGTAAGCAGGTGGGGGCGAACCTCCTCGACGTAGGCGATGAAGTCTTCGTCGGTCATCGACTCAAGCAGTGCCATGCCGTCCTCCTCGTAAGCGGCCTCCATGAGCTGAACGACGCGGCCGCCTGCGCCTGCTTCAGTGACCCAGTCGACGCTGCCCTTGTCTTCGATCCCCTCGACCAGCCAGGCCCGCTGGCCGTCGCGCGTGGTCGGCTGTACGCCGGTGGCGTTTGCGGAGATCGACGCTTCGACCAGCTCGGGGTCGTTCTCGGCCAGCTCGCGGATGAACGGCGTCGGCAGCGACCAGCCGATGACGGCGCCCTGGCCGAAGCCCTTACCGGGATCGGCCGGGACATCGCCGTCCCAGTAGCTCTCGACGATCCGCCCGCCCAGGTCGCGGATCGAGCGGGGCAGGCCCTTGGCGGCGCGGCGCGCCTCGGGTGAGAGATGGTCGATGTACTGCCGCCATCCGGAGAACTTGTGCGCGTTCTCGCGGAGCATCTTCGCCTCGTAGATGTGACGGCCACGACCACGGCCGATACAGGGGCGCAGAATGTGCAGTGGCAGGAGCTTGGTGCGCTCGGCGTCTTCGACGAGCTGCGCCTCCTCCAGGCTGAGACCGCGGCCGACGAGTCGCTGCACACGCTCCTCTTGCAGCTCGGCCGGGAACTCGACGGCGTCGCGCGCGAGCGCATACATCGTCTCGCGTAGTTCCAGGGCCTCGGCGGGCGATGCAGACGCAGTGGTGGACATGCCGCCGATACTACGGCGGGTGTGATCGCAGACTCCAAACGGATCTGCGACCCCGCCGCGCGCCCCGGAAGGGAGAATGGGGCGACGCGGCGAGGCTGCCTCAGGCTAAGGGCAGATCAGTTCGCGGCCTGATCTGCATCCGCCGTCTTACGGGCGATCTCCTCCAGCACTGGTCCGGCGGCCTCCCGGAGGTGCGCCTCTTCACGCAGCAGATCATCCCGCGTGGGGAAGTGACACAGCAACCGCTGGACGGTGAGCAGTCTGAAGTACGCCTGCTCGGGGGTCATGCGGCCGGTCTCCTCGGTGGGTAGTGATAGGCCCGTGCGACGATCGCGCCGACGAACTCGGCAGCGCTGCCCCCGAGTTGCCACCTGCGCGGCTTATGCCAGCCCTCGGCCTCGCGCGCCTCGCCCGTCTGCTCGTCATAGAACCAGCGAGCGGTCAACTGGCCGTTGCTCAGGTACTCGGCGACGCGCGTCCAGCGCCGCCCCCTCATCACGGCGAACTCGC